ATCACCGAAGACATGTATTTGGAGATGGAGCGGCTGATTGCCGACGCCAAACCGGCCAGCCGCCATCTGATTGGCCTGACCATCACCCAGGATATCAAAGGCGACGTTTACACCGGCGCGGCGCACTACCTGGGCGAACTGCTGACCGTTTACCCCGCATAAGAGGACGTTATGAGCACATTTAAATCCGTTGTCACCACGCTCGGCCAGTCGCGCATTGCGGCGGCCATTGCGGCGGGGACTGACATCAACATTACGCAGTTGGCCGTCGGTGACGGCAACGGCAAGGCGACCACGCCGGTCGCCACGCAGACCAAACTGGTTAAAGAGGTGTACCGCACGCCGCTCAATTCCTTAAAGCTCGACCCGTCGCACGGCAACTGGGTGATTGCTGAGGCGGTGATTTCTGCGAGCGTCGGCGGCTTCTGGATGCGTGAAATGGGGCTGTTTGCCGACGACGGCACGCTGATTGCCGTGTGTAACATGGCGGACACGTACAAGCCCACTTTGGCGGAAGGTTCCGGCCGCACGCAAACTTTACGTATGGTGATTGCCGTCAGTAACACCGAGGCCATTAGCCTGCTGATCGACGACTCGGTGATTATGGCCACCGAGCAGTATGTGAATGACCTGCTGGCCGCACATGAAAAATCCCGCAACCACCCCGACGGCACGCTGACGGCAAAGGGATTTGTCCAGCTTAACAGCTCGGTCAGCAGTACCAGCGAAGCGCTGGCCGCCACGCCCAAAGCGGTCAAGGCCGCCAACGACAACGCTAACACCCGCGTGCCGTCCACTCGCAAGGTGAACAATAAAGCGCTGGGCGCTGACATTACCCTGACGGCGGCGGACGTGGGGGCGTTGCCGGTCGCGTCCGCCGTTCTCGGCACCGCGAACATCAACACGTTTAATCTGGCAAACATCGGGGTTTACGTGCAGAGCACCGGCGCGAATGCCACCGTCGCCAATGGCTACCCGCCAGGCGCACAGGCTGCGGGCGTACTGGAGGTTATCCCCGCGTCCTGGACGGGCGGCGTGCTGCAGCGTTACACCGTGCAAAATACCGGCATGGTGTGGACGCGTGCGCTGAATGCGTCCTGGAATGGCACCGATGGTCCGTGGCGTGACTGGGTGCAGGCCAGCGCGGTGAACTCCGTCACGGTACCGTCGGCCATCCTGACAACCACGGATATCAATACCCTGGGCTTTGCCAGCGGAGCCGGAAGTGCTGCCCTGTACGCGCAGCCTAAAAATGCCAACGCCACGGCGGCGTTGCACTATCCGCAAGGCATTGCGGGAACGTTGTATGTCACGCCGAGTGCCTACGGCTGTCAGCAGATGTACGTCACGTTCACGGGCAATATCTGGAATCGCGGGTTGTCCGCTGACTGGAACGGCGTAGATGGTCCCTGGAAAGAGTGGGTGCCGACGTACAGCGCGAATAACAAGCCCACCGCCGCCGACGTGGGCGCGTGGACGGCCGCGCAAAGCGCCGCCAGTGAAAAGGCGCTGGCGGATGAGGTGGCGACAGCCTTTAAAATTCGCCCGAATTTAACCGCGACGGACTCGCCCAACGCGCTGCATGGCACGGCCATGCTCGGGCATTACGGCGTGCCCGGTGCCGCCGCCGCGACCACGGACAAAGGCTATCCGATGAACGGGTTTGTCGGCGTAATTTTCGTGACGTGGGGACCGAATGCGACGCAGCAGATTGCCTTTAACAATAACGGACGACAGTTTACCCGGGGCGCGTCGGGCGCGTGGAACGGCGTCGATGGCCCCTGGACGGCCTGGAATGAAATTTACTGCCAGGCGAACAAACCGACACCGGCAGACGTCGGCGCGTTACCGGCGGGCGGGACGGCCGTCGCAGCGACCAAACTCGCCACCGCCCGCAAGATTGCCGGTGTGGCATTTGATGGCACGTCGGATATCAACATCAACGCTGCAAACGTCGGCGCACTGCCTTCAGGCGGCACCGCCGTTGCCGCAACCAAACTCGCCACTGCCCGCAAGATTGCCGGTGTGGCGTTTGATGGCACCCAGGATATCGGGCTGAATGCCGATAATGTGGGCGCATTTCCCCGCGTGGGCGGTGATGTTAACGGTCGCGTCACGGCGAATTATCTCCGGGCGATAACCATCCCGCACCCTGGCGACGGGCAAGGGACCTATTTAGGCTGGAACGAAAGCGGCGGCCAGGGCGAATCCGACTTTGTGAACAACCGGGGTGGCGGCGTAGGGGGCTTTCTTTTCCGCACCGTAAATCAGGCGAATTCCGTACAAACGGGCTTTGTCAGATTTACCGGCACCGGTGACCTGGCGACACAGGGGAGTATTTCCGCCGAAGGTGGCGGGATTTATGAGATGGGGCAGCGCGTTTTCAGCCCCAATAACCGGCAGCCGGTCAATTCCAATACCGCCAATCTCGGCGGCGGCTGGTGGCGATGCGGTGACACGGGAATGATTAAGCAGTGGGGCGTCCTCAACAAAGGGAGTCGAGGCTGGTCAACGGTGAATTTCCCCATTCCCTTCCCGAGCACCTGCGTCAACGTTCAGGTGACCGCCATCAATGGCGGCGGCGGGACGTTCAATGACAACTTTGGTACGGCACAAATTATCAATAACATCGGTTTCACCTGCGGCCAGGACAGCGGCGGCAGCTACTGGGAAGCCACCGGCTGGTAAGGGAAAATGATGAGCAACTATTACAGCGCAGTCACCTCAAGTCTTTATGTTTACAGCCCGCTCACCAACGGTTTTTATCCGCGTGAACTGCGGGACGTGTACGACGATGCCGGAAGCTGGCCGGATGATGGCATTGCGGTCAGCGATGTTGTTTATCGTGAATATCAAACCCTTCCGCCGCCGGAGGGGAAAATGCGGGTTGCGGGCACTGACGGTCTGCCCGCCTGGGGAGATGTTCCGCCGCCGACGGTTGAAGAACGCAAGGCCGAAGCCGTCACGGCCTTGTCCGTGCTGATGGCAAAGGCAAACGCGACTATTGCGCCTTTGCAGGATGCCGTCGATATTGACGATGCCACGGAGGCGGAACGGGCAAGACTGACCGCCTGGAAAAAATACCGCGTTGCCCTTAACCGGCTGGATTTGTCTGCCGCGCCGGATATTACCTGGCCTGAAATCCCCGCCTAACCGAAGCCCCGAAGAGGGGCTTTGTTTTTTCCCTTCCCCGTTGTGCCGTTCCCCACACACCGCGCCCGCCGTGCCTGCGTCGATACAACACGCGATGATTGATTGGCTTATTAATCACAGGAAAAAACACCATGGCTGATTATCATCACGGTGTGCGCGTTGTTGAAATCAATGACGGCACCCGCGTTATCTCCACCGTTTCCACCGCCATCATCGGGATGGTCTGCACCGGCGACGATGCCGACGCGGCGACCTTCCCGCTGGATACGCCGGTACTCATTACCAACGTACTGACCGCCGCCGGTAAGGCCGGTAAAACCGGCACGCTGCGCGCCTCCCTGATGGCAATCGCCAACCAGGCTAAACCGGTTGTTGTCGTGGTGCGCGTCGCAATGGGCGAAACCGAGGCGGAAACCACCTCCAACATCATCGGCGGTTCGGATGACACCGGCATGTATACCGGCATGAAAGCCCTGCTGTCCGCGCAGACCGAACTCGGCGTAAAGCCGCGCATTCTCGGCGTGCCGGGTCTGGATAACCAGGAAGTCGCCGCCGCGCTTGCCGCCGTCTGTCAGCAGCTCCGCGCCTTTGGCTATGTCAGCGCATACGGCTGTAAAACCGTCTCTGACGCCATCAAGTACCGCGACAATTTCAGCCAGCGTGAGCTGATGGTGATCTGGCCGGATTTCGTGGCCTGGAACACCACCACCAACGCCAGCGACATCGCGCCTGCCACCGCTTACGCGCTCGGACTGCGTGCCAAAATCGACGCAGAAACCGGCTGGCATAAAACGCTTTCTAACGTCGGGATCAATGGCGTCACCGGCCTGTCTGCCAGCGTGTACTGGGATTTGCAGACCCCCGGCACCGATGCCGACCTGCTGAACCAGGCGTGCGTCACTACCCTTATCCGCAAAGACGGCTTTAAGTTCTGGGGGCAGCGCACCTGCTCTGACGATCCGCTGTTCCTGTTTGAGAACTACACCCGCACCGCGCAGGTGCTGGCGGACACGATGGCGGAAGCGCACCTGTGGGCGATGGACAGGCCAATGACCCCGACGCTTATCAAGGACATGATTGCGGGCATTAACGCCAAGCTGCGCGAAATGAAAACCGCCGGTCTGATCATTGACGGCACCTGCTGGTATGACGCGGAAGCGAACACCGTTGAAACTCTGAAAGCAGGCAAGCTGTTTATTGATTACGACTATACGCCGGTGCCGCCGCTGGAAGATTTAACCCTGCGTCAGCGCATCACCGACCAATATCTGGCGACGTTTGCCACGGCCATCAACAGCTAAGAGGCGCTAAAACATGGCACTGCCTAAGAAACTGAAATACCTGAACCTGTTTAACGACGGGAACAGCTACCTCGGCACGGTCAGCGCGCTGACGCTGCCGAAACTGACCCGCAAACTGGAGAACTATCGCGGCGGCGGCATGACCGGATCGGCCTCGATTGATTTCGGGCTGGACGACGACGCGCTGAGCTTTGAGTGGACGGTGGGCGGGATGGATGAACTGGTGCTGAAACAGTGGGGTGCAGTCGATGCCGTGCCGCTGCGCTTTGCCGGTTCCTTCCAGCGCGACGACTCCGGTGACACCTCCGCCGTGGAAGTCACCCTGCGCGGACGCCATAAGGAAATGGATTTCGGCGAGTACAAACAGGGCGAAGACACCGAAACCAAGATCACCACCCAGTGCACCTATTTCAAGCTCACGATTGACGGCAGAGACGTGATTGAAGTCGATACCGTGAACATGGTGGAAATCGTCGGCGGCGTTGACCGCGTGGCACAGCACCGCAAAAACATCGGCCTGTAACCCGTAACCCGCGCCGGACACCGGCGCGAAACCTCACCTTTGAAGAAGAGACACCGCTATGTCAGAACACAATGAAAATGTCGTTATCCTGGAAGAGCCGATCAAGCGCGGCGACACCCTGATCGACCAGGTTGAAATCATCAAGCCGAACGCCGGACACCTGCGCGGGATTGGCCTGGCGGCGCTGGCGAATGCCGACGTTGACGCGCTGACCGTCATTCTGCCGCGCATTACCGTGCCGAACCTCACCGCCCAGGACTGCAAAAGCCTGAACCTGCCCGACCTGATTGCGCTGGCGGGCAAGGTGATCGGTTTTTTGTCGCCGAAATCGGAACTGTAAAATTTCCCCCATACCTGCAAGTCGATGATCTGATGGCGGACATCGCGGTGATTTTTCACTGGCCGCCGTCAGAACTGTATCTGATGACCCTGACCGAGCTGCTGGTGTGGCGTCATAAGGCCATGCAGCGCAGCGGAGCCGACAGTGAGTAATTTAAAAGTAGAGGTGCTGTTAAAGGCGGTAGACCAGGCGACCCGCCCGTTTAAAGCCGTTCAAAATGCCAGCAAATCCCTGTCTAACGATATTCTCGGATCACAAGCCACCCTCAAAGACCTGAACGCCCAGGCCGGAAAGATTGAGGGATTCAGGAAATCCAGCGCCCAGATGGCCGTCACCGGCCAGAAGCTGAAAGACGCCAAAGCCGAGGCGGCGGCGCTGGCGATCCAGTTCAGGAACACCGCGAACCCGACCCGTGCGCAGACGAAGGCTATGGAGTCCGCGAAGCGCACCGCCGCGCAGTTGCAGACCCAGTTCAACGGCCTGCGGCAGTCTGTGCAGCGTCAGCGCGCCGAACTGTCCGAGGCCGGGATCAGCACGCGCAACCTGTCCGAGTCTGAGCGCCGACTGAAAGCCTCCATCAGCCAAACCACCGCCCAACTCAACCAGCAGCGGGAGTCTCTGGCACGCGTCAGCGCGCAGCAGGCAAGGCTAAACGCGGTCAGCGCCCGTTATGAGCGCGGCAAGGCGGCGGCGGCAGGCGTGCGCAACGGCGGCGCGGCCGCGCTTGGCGTGGGGACGGCGGCCCTGTATGCCGGTAGTCGGTTAATGGCACCCGAAGTTCAAAGTCAGCACAGCGGCGCGCTGATTGCCGCGCGTCAGGGTGAAGACTCTGCGAAGGGGGGCGATTACACCCAGGTTATTCAGCGCATTAACAGTTCGGGCGTCAGTGAAAATATTGAAAAAATCACCGAAGCCGTGTCTGCGGTTCGCAGCACCCTGGGCACAATGGGAGATGTAGGCTCCGCAGAGTTGGAGCGCATCACCCGTAAGGCGCTGGATATGCAAACGGCCTTTGGCAGTGAAACCGCTGAAAGCATCCAGATAGCCGCCATCATGATGAAAAACGGGCTTGCGGGCAGCAGTGACGAGGCGCTGGATCTGATCACCGCCGGGATGCAGCGCGTCTCTGCACAAATGCGCGGAGAGATGCCGGAAATCCTGCATGAATATTCTACGCACTTTCGCAACCTCGGATTTAGCGGCGCTGAGGCGATGTCTCTGCTGATAGATATGTCGAAACAGGGGAAGTTCGCCCTTGATAAAACCGGCGATGCGATTAAAGAGTTCAGCATTCGCGGCTCTGACATGTCAAAAGCCAGCGTGTCGGCTTATGAAGAAATCGGGCTGAATGCCGGAAAAATGTCACGGGCAATCGCGAAAGGCGGCGCCGGGGCGCGGACGGCGATGCAAAAAACGGCCAAAGGGTTGTTATCCATCAAAGACCCGGCGGCGCGGGCAAATGCGGCCATCGCGCTGTTTGGGACGCCGATTGAGGATTTATCGATTGACCAAATCCCCGCATTTCTTGGCGCGCTGGCGGGGGCTAAGGATCAGCTCGGGGATGTCAGCGGTGCTGCTCTGAAAATGGGCGACACGCTGCGGAATAATTTAACCGGCGACGTTGCGCGCCTGCAAGGCAGCTTTGCCCGGCTGCGCTTTACCGCGTTTAAAGAAATGGATGAACAGCTGCGCAAACTCACGCAAACGGCTACCGCCTGGCTTGATAAGCTCAACGTCTGGGTCAGCGCTAACCCTAAGCTCGCGACAAATCTGGTGACTATCGCTGGGGGTGTTTCGGGTCTGGTTGCCGTGCTGGGTGCCATCGGGTTAGTCGTCTGGCCTGTCATGACGGGGATTAATGCACTGATCGCCGGTGCGGGATTCTTGAGTGCGGGTTTCAGTATCGCGGGCAGTGCCATTGTTGCCGCCATCGGCGCGATAACCTGGCCGGTGATCGCCGTCGGTGTGGCAATCGTCGCCGCAGCGTTGCTTATTCGTAAGTACTGGGAGCCGATCAGCGCCTTCTTTGCGGGCGTGATTGAAGGGCTGGGCATTGCGTTCGCGCCGGTGAAAGAACTGTTTGCGCCGCTTAGGCCGGTTTTTGACTGGCTCGGCGACAAATTAAAAATGGTCTGGCAGTGGTTCAAAGATCTTATTCAGCCGGTGAAATCCACGCAGGAAACGCTGAACAACTGCAAGGACACCGGCGTGATGTTCGGACAGGCCATTGCCAACGCGCTGACCGCGCCGTTACAGGCATTCAATAAGCTGCGTCAGGGCGTGGACTGGCTGCTGGAGAAGCTCGGCATCATTAAAGATGAATCGGCGGACATTGATAAAAACGCCGCGAAAGCGGACGGGCGTTCACCGTCCGGCGGGAATGCGCCTGTCGAGAATAATCCCCTGGGTAATCCTAATCCCTTTGCGCCCCCGGTGGATGTTCTCATGGGTGGCAACTATGCCCCCGTGTCAGCGGGCGGTGGGCGCAGCTATGTCGATCGGAGTACGCACCATTATCAGATTGCCGCCGGTGCCGGTTTGGGTGGGCAAGACACCAGCCGCCAAATCCGCGCAGAACTGGAGGCGCGCGATCGTGCGCGCGCTGCGCAACAGCGTTCCCGCATGGATAACGATTAAGGAGATATCCGCATGATGTTAACGCTCGGTTTTTTTGTGTTTCAGTTGCAGACCGTCCCTTATCAAAGTTTGCAGCGCGATGTCGATTACCGCTGGCCTGCAAACAACCGCGTCGGCCTGCGTCCGTTGCCGCAGTTTCTCGGCGTGAATGAGGAGAAAATTACCCTGTCCGGCGTGCTGATGCCGGAAATCACCGGCGGAAAGTTGTCGTTGTTGGCACTGAACCTGATGGCCGATGAAGGCAAGGCGTGGCCTCTGCTGGAGGGCAGCGGCACGATTTACGGGATGTTCGTGGTGAACAGCGTCAGCGAAACCCACACGGAATTTTTCTCCAACGGCGCGCCGCGAAAGATAGAGTTTACGCTGACGCTCACCCGCGTTGATGAATCTCTGGCGGCGATGTTCGGCGACATGAAAGCTCAGGCCGACGGGTTACTGGATCAGGCGGGTGGTTTAACCGGCCAACTGGGAGGCTTGCTGTGATTACGGATATGACCATCGGAGCCGGTGCGCAGTTTGCGCCTGGCTTCTCCGTGACCGTGGCTGGGAAGGATATTACCCAGGACGTCAGCAACCGGCTGATTTCGCTGACGCTCACCGATAACCGCGGCTTTGAGGCCGACCAGCTCGACATCGAGCTGAGCGATACGGACGGCCTGATGGAAATGCCGCCGCGCGGTGCCGTGATAAATATCGCACTCGGCTGGAAAGGTCAGGCACTGATAAACAAAGGCGACTTTACGGTGGATGAAGTTGAGCACCGGGGAACGCCGGACACGCTGACCATTCGCGCCCGCAGTGCGGACTATCGCGGCAGCCTGAATTCCCGCCGTGATAACTCTTACCACGACACGACTCTGGAGGCCGTGGTGGCCGCCGTCGCGGCGCGCAATAACCTCAAGCCCGCCGTGGCTGAGCCATTCAGGGGCGTGAAGGTGTCGCACATCGACCAGACCCAGGAAACCGACGCGAAGTTTATTACCCGCCTGGCCGAGCTGAACGGCGCGGTTGTCGCCATCAAGGCGGGCAGTTTGCTGTTTATCAAGCCGGGGGCGGCAAAGACGGCCAGCGGGAAGCCTATCCCGCAGATGACCATCGTGCGCAGCGACGGCGACGGGCACACGTTCAACATTGCCGATCGCGGGGCTTATACCGGCGTGTCGGCAAGCTGGCTTCACACCAAAGACCCGAAGCCTAAAAAGGTGAAGGTGCAGCGGAAAAAGAAATCACAATCTCTGAACAACGTGCAGCATCCCAATGCGAAAAAGGTCAGCGCAAAGGTGGAGAAACCGCCAGAGGCCAAAGAAGGTGATTACCTGGCGGGGAGTGATGAAAACGTGTTTGCCCTGACCACCATCTACGCCACGCAAAAGGCCGCCATGCGGGCGGCGCAGGCAAAATGGGACAAACTCCAGCGCGGTGTCGCAGAGTTCTCGATCTCCCTGGCTCGCGGGCGTGCAGATTTATTCCCTGAAACGCCGGTGGCGGTGTCCGGTTTTAAATCCGTGATCGACGCGCAGCCGTGGATTATCAGCAAAGTGACACACAGCCTGGGCAGCAGCGGATTTGTGACAGCGTTAAATCTGGAGGTGCTTTTGTCAGATGTAAATTACGAGGCGTCAGAAAGCGATGGGGCTGAATAAGCAAGCTGTGTAAAACACTGTAATGTCAGATGTATGTTTTGCGTGATAACATACAATGATTGCATCTGATTAAAAATGATTACATGGTGATTATTATGATGCACTGCCCGAAATGCCAGCACGCTGCCCACGCCCGTTCAAGCCGTTACCTGAGCGCGAACACCAAAGAGCGTTATCATCAATGCCAAAATATTAATTGCAGTTGCACGTTCAAAACTCATGAATCGATCGCTGACATCATTGTGGAGCCGGGAACAGTTCACGCCGTTCAACTGCATCCAGATAAACATCAGCAGCAGTCCTTCCAGATGCACTGAAAACACATTTCAACAGAAGCCCGCGAAAGCGGGTTTTTTTGCATTTTTGCAAAAAAGGAAAGGAGGAGCCGGTTAAGAGAATAGCCACCCGTGAAAATGCATCGCCATTTCATCGCCACTGAAAAATGGAAACAAAAAAGCCACTTCGTAAAAAGTGGCTTAATTATATGATTTTAAAGCTAAAATTTGGTGGCCCTTGCTGGACTTGAACCAGCGACCAAGCGATTATGAGTCGCGTGCTCTAACCAACTGAGCTAAAGGGCCGAGGTGCGGGATTATACGGTAAACTCTGCTTACAGGTCTATA